GATACTGCTTGCCAGGAACCTTATCAATCGTTACTCCTGTTGGGAAATGCTTGTTTGTTGACTCCCATCCGTCTGCAGCAGGATCGGTGTAATAAACATTAGCATTGAAACGAACCTTATTGGCCCAATTGAGTGAATCAACGCTGTCGTCATCATCGTAAGGCAGTGCTGTCAGGATAACCTTAGAAGCAGTACCTGTAGCAGATACGCGAGCGCGCTTCCACTCTCCATTAATCTTATTAGCAATGTTCTGTGCGATAGAAGCTGCATCATCACCAATCTCGGTAACATACTCATATGACTCAGTCCACTTGCGGAAACGATGAGGCATATCTTTGAATGTCAGACGAACGATGATACGCTTGCCACCATCAGCAAACTTGTTCTCAAGCTGTGTATCGAGGTTAGAGAAGTCGATAGTAACAACATCCTCAGTATCTGCGGTATATGTCAGATCCTTCAGGCTCTTAATATCGGCAGCCTTAATCTCGTTAGACCACTTGATGATAGGAGTGTACTCAACAGTACCATCCTGCTTGCGAAGAACAGCATTCTTCTTTGTTACGATACCAATCTTAATGGTGTTGATATCGCCTGCATTAGCAGCGGTAACATCATAAATCTTGTTAGCTGCAACATTCTCGTCGCAGTTCATGATGATAAACTTACCAGCATCAGCAGATGCAGCATTAATAGAAGCTGCAGCAGCAGGAGCAGCATTCAGCACAGCACCAGTAGCAAGATTGCTAACAAGTACAGTATTTACGTATGTAATCATAATTTAAATTAATTTTTTCTACTCCCCCTATATTTCAATGTCTGGACCTAACCAGCTGGGGTTTCCACGTTAAAATTATTATAGGCATCACTCTTGCGTAACAACCTAATCTGTTATAGTACGGTATCTTTGATCGCCTTGATTCTCAATATACATCTGAGCAGCCATCTTAATAATCTCGTACATTATTTCATCCTTGAAATCCGTATATTCAGCACGCGGATTGTCAAGTGTAAGTTCAGTAGGCTTCTTTAAGTAGCCTAAAGTATAGGATTTAACTGTATAATTCTTATCTGTCAGAAGCTTACAACCGTTGTCAAAACGAATACGCAATGGTCTAGCTCTATGATACTTATAATGAAAGTCAGTAAGACTATTATTTATTCTATACATAAAACTATCTTGAGTACACTCAAACACACACGTATCCATTTCATGTCCACCGTCAACAGAATCGATAGTTACATCTTCGTTGAGAGCGTAAAGGAAATCATCAGGATAACTTACAGTATATTCATCATAGCTTGCGTGTGTACTGCTCTTTGCAACACTTGGGAATGATACGGTTCTGAAAAGAGAAATGAGATCTTGTCTACGCTTCTCAGTTTGTTCATAACCAGTACGATGTATAAAATCTCCATTAAACCTAAGCTTAACGAATTTAGCAATACCCTAATTCAACCAGAACAAAGAATCTTCAGTAGCTGGCTTATTGACAGCATCGTTGATCTTATTGATCTCACGCTCAAAATTAGCAATTATTTCAATGTTTGTCATTCTTCAGTCTCCTCTTTTTGTCTACGTTGTTGTTTAGGTTGTGTGGCTGTAAGATGTCTTATGTACAAATCTGTAGCACCGGCAACAAGATCATTAAAACATTCCATCGGCAATTCGCACGCAGTATTAGTAAGAATACTAAACTCTGCGGGCAATTTTATATAAGTAAGATCAATATTGTTTATTGTAGTATACTCATCGTGAATTACCTTAATCCCGTCAGACTCAAGCACTACAACTGGATTTCTAAGAATCCTGTGTTGATCATATGCTTGATTTATGACAGCGTTTGCATCTGGCTGTTTAACGAGGATGTTTGACAGCTTTGCAGATATATTTGGATCTTTGTATGTACCAGTAACATCAGATACAGAACGTACATATGCGTAATAATCATTAGGAAACGTAAACGTAGTGTTTTTGACGTCTAGCGAGCCATCTGCTGCGCCGTTTGTACGTGTACTGTGAGTTGTTAATGTGTGCATAAGATCTTCGATTAGAACGGCTGTTCTGGAGCCAGATTCAACCTGATCGTTCTATCTATACAGCTGATCTACATACTACTTCTGAAATTGATTGAGAAACGCATAGATATCTTCTGTATCTATCTTATTCTCAAGTTTAAGCGTTGGCAGAATAGTTTGAAGCCTGCGCTCAACTTCTATGCCCAATTGTCTAGTTTGTGGTAGTGTCATGCTTCAAGTCCTCTTGTTTGTGCCTTACTCTGCAGTCTTGTAGATTCTACGTTCTCAAGAGCAAACAGAACGGCAAGTGATATTAATTCTTCTGCCATTGTATCGTTAAGCTCAAATGTACCTTCAAACGATTCTGTAAACTTATCTGGTTCTTTTATATACGTTATATGAAATTGTCCAGGTGCCTTAAGACCAGTTGGGTTATTGAGATAGTTATCATATAGCGCTACAAGCGCGCCTCCTTCAATATAAGCAACTGAATTTTTTATCCAAGGTATATTAGTAGAAGATCTCTTGAATTTCTAAGCCACTTCATGACTTACTAATGTAACAGGATTAAGAGTGCCTGATAAATTTATCATACCGGAAACGTAATATAAAAAGTCGCTAGGCAAGTCATATACAGCAGAATTTTCTACGGATGGATGTGTACCCTCCATATTTATTATTTCAAATGTAATAAGCTCCTGTATATCCGATATAGCTTTAATATCAGCTTCAAACGGAGCTCGTCTTGCATTATTACCGGTAACCTTTTGAGCTATCAAAGCTAAATAAGCTTTATTAAGAATTGTAGCAGTTTCAAATTTTGTAAGCGACGGATATGACGAAGTAACGTTGGCTTTGTCATATTCAATCATGAATTTTGTATATATATCGTTGTGCGCCATATCTCGTTGTTATATTATCTATAGCCTTCTGGCTCTATTACGTACGAAGTTTCAAGTCTATTTGTAGTATCATTCAACGTCCAATATCCTTCAAGAATATCAAGTCTTCTCTTTATTGCATTAATTATATCGTCAACTTCTGTTTTTGTATATACATCTGCAGAGTCTGCTTTACTTGATATATCTTGATGTTGTGTAAGAGGAGTAATGCTATTCTCTCCTAACGTAATCGTACCATTTTCTATTTTGGCGTCAGAAATCTTATATCCAGCAATAGTAGTAGGATTAGTTCCTGCAGTAACAATACCTTGGTTATTAACTGTAACACTTCTGTAAGTTCCCGCAGTCATATTTGACTTATCGGCTTTATTGTCCTACAGATCCTAAATAGACGCATCGTGAGAATCGTCTTTTCCAGTAGACCTATCTATTTCTTCCTATAATGCAGCCTATGTTGCTTTCTTCGCAAGTTCTGTTATAAGTCCGGTTGTAGTATCGTCATCAGAAAGGATAGCTTTAATCTCACTAATACCTTGAGCATCGATACCAAGAATGTCATCTAGGTGATCGTTCATATCTTGAATATCTTGGTCGTGCTTCTATTCAAGATTGTTTATATTCTGTTGAAGAATATCATCGCCGTCTATTCTGTCTTGTATCTCCTAATTTAAATTATTAGTGATATTAGTTTCTGCAGTAATTGCTCTGTTCTCCTCAGCATCTACATCTGCGATACGATCCTCAATCTCTTGACTAAGTCTATCGTCTAAATCTTGTTCAGCAGCTTTAGCTCTATCTTCCTCAGCGTCTACATCGTCTATACGATCTTGTATTTCCTAATCAAGTCTATCGCTAAGATCATTCTCAGCTTGTTTAGCTCTACTCTCCTCGGCATCAACATCGGCTTTCCTATCGGCAACCTCTTGATCGATTTTAGCGTCAAGTGTCCATTCAGCAGCAGTAGCTCTATCTTCTTCATTATTGACATCTTCAATACGGTCTGCTATCTCTTTAGCCAATCTATCATCGATATCCTATTCGGCAGCTTTAGCTCGAATTATTTCTTGTTCGAGGAGATAATCATTTTCGGCATCTTTCTCATCAATGTAATTTAATACATAATTATGATCATGCGCATGCTTTTCTGCAAGATCTGAAATTGCGTCGTTTAATAGATTGTAATTATTTTCAATCTTTTGCTTATTTCTGTCTACATCACCTTTAAGCGTATTGAGATCTTCTTTTACGTCCTCTATTTTCTTAATACACGGACACTACGGCTTACACAGCGGTCGTTTACACGGTTTATCACACAAACCGCATTTATTAAGTTCGCATTTTTTTAATGAACCACAAAACATCATATAGTATAAAAATTAATAGTTGTGAAAATAAACCGCAATACAACGAATTACTTATTTTCTACTTCGTTAATAATTGAAAGCTTTAGATCCTGATTCTTCTTACTATCGAGGTATGCAATGGCATCTGCAAGTGTATCTGCAAACATATCACTTCCGTAGAAGTAATGCGTCTTATCTTTACGGATAACACCCTTAGCAATAGCATTCTCAAGCAAGAACTCTGTCTCTTTCGCCTTATTGTTAACCCACTTATCAAAGAATTTCTTTGGATTCTTATCAACAAGATTAAACAGTGTAGACTCTACAAGTTCATTAGACATGCGATCAGCGCTCATACCAAACAGACGCAGGCACTTACGCATCTGCTCAAGACTAAGTGAATCAAACTCTTTGATAGCATCACGACGAAGCTTATTCTGCTTGTTCTGCTCAATAGCTTCTGCTTCACGATTGATCAAAAGATAATCCTTACCTGCGTCAAGCTTATCAAGTGATGTAGCCACTCTTTTATGACCAGTAAGGAACTTGATAATCATAGCCTGGCGAGGAATTGAATCGTCGAGCAACAATGTACGTGCACCAACTTTTACAGAGAAGGTTGTCCAAAAATCTGATGTCTTTGAAAGATGACCCTCCTCGTAACCTAAAGCTTTTTCAAAATATCTCTCATCTTCTGGGGTGAGACCCGTATATATCGACCCGGAACGTGTATAATAAGGAGCAATATAATCAAAACAATTCTTATACTTAATCAACCCGATCCAGGGATTCTTCTTTTTGATTTTAAGTTCAACTACCATAATTTACATTAGTATGTTGAGTATCGAACAGGGGGTCTTTCGACCCCCGTCGAATACTTATTTGTTTATTATAATGATCAGATACCGTCGTTTGAAATCTCAGTATCTTCTGCATCGCAGTACAGAATACCGCAAGACAGCGGGTTACGTACGATAATACCAACCTCACCGAGGAAGTGTACCTGGTAACCATCACGGCTATTAGAACGCAGAGTGTTAATGCTGTTAGCGTAGCCGTTAGGAGCTACAGAACCACCAGTATACCACTGTACGAACTCACGACCCTTACGACATACCTTAACGATATTAGACTGACCGTCGAAGTTGCTGATGTTAACGAACAAGAAGGTGTAAGACATCAGTGGCTTACCAGTCAGCGGGTGAAGCTGACGGAAGAGCTCCATATTGTCAAACATAGGACAGCGCTTCAGTGAGAGCTCAATACCGTTCGTCATCTTGTAAGTAGTGAACTGACCACCGAGAGTCAGATTCTGACCACTACCGGTAACGAAGATATTCTCACACATGTTGAAGCTAGCTACCTTATCCTTCAGGATGCGGTCGAACTCACGCATACCCATCTCACCAGTCAGAGCAACGAAACGACGCTCATTGGTACCCAGAATGTTGTAGCAGAGATCGAACAAATAATCCTCAAACAGCTCAGCAGTAAGCTTAGTGTAGTAACGGATGTTAGCTGGGCTAATCTGTTCAAACAGACCAGACATCGTAGGAACAGGACGTCCGTTTGTACCCTTATTGATATAAGTACCATCGCTCAGACGGTTGCTCTTAGAGAACAGCAGAGCTGTCTCCTCACGCTTCTTCCACTCACGCAGAGCCTTCCAGTACTGATAGTCAGACCACAGATAAGACTTCTTACCGGTCTCGGGATCTGTCAGTGCAATAGCCAGTACAGTGCTGTATGCGTCACCAGTGATGTTGTATGTCAGACGGAGAGTCTGCAGGTGGTTACGCATCTTGAATGGAGTCTGATAGTTGATGATATCAGCCTCATCGCTGTACTCCTCGTAAGCAGAACCAATACGGCTTACCTGACGACCAGGAAGCAGGAACTCACCAGGAATATAAGCGGCCTGTGAACCATCTACTACATAACACTCATAAACCCAAGAACTACCATCCTGAGTGGGAACACCCTGAGTACGAACCTGGAATTTATAATCGTCGAATGAAAGAATTGCGCCAGGACCAAACCAACGCTCCTCCATAGCAATATAAATAGGAGTGTTATTCAAGCCTGGAGTAATAGTTGCGTAGTTAGCAACAGTAACTTCCTGGCCATTCCATCTTGCCCAACGAATATTAACTGCGTGATCGCCATCGATCTGCACACCCCACTCAACCTCGCGGTTCTCAATGATCATAGTCTTGCCAAGACCGCCAGTCAGCAGGTCGATAGTAGTTGAAATACCATCATCCTTTGTACCAAATACCAGTGAAAGCAGACCAGAAATCTCATGAGGCTTGGTCAGCAGTGCGTTTGAAATCATGTTCTCATCAACCAAATCGCTGAAACGACGTCCGCGATAAAGCTGAAGATTGTTAAGTAAAGTATTATTCATATATATTTATAATTGTGTGCGTCAGAACATACCACCTATAAGGTCGGTTACTGACTTTTGTTTATCATCGGCATTATAAGTGCTATGATTCTTTGCACTATGCCTTAACATTTTCCTAAGTTTTTCAGCAGCGGATGTTTCTCCGGTGTTCTTTGCACTAGATATAAGGGAGTCAGCCTTCATTGTGAAGTAGGCCGATTCGATCAAATTCTTTGATAGATTTTTGTTAAAGTCTTTAGTATATTGAGACTGTCCGTTTTGATCCACTTTGAAAATATAATCGAACAAAGCTTTACGATCTTCTTTAGGAATTGCTATACCCCTAATGTTAGTAAGCTCGTTTATATCCTTACTAACTGTATTGAAGAATTCTCTTGATTGCTCTTCTTGCTGTCTAGCCAATTCCTCTTGCTGTCGTTTAGCTTCTTCTACTTCTTTCTGGCGTAATGCCTTTAATCTATCCAAAGCATCCTCTGATTCCTCATACAGCATATCGCTATCTTCGTAGCGGGAAATCTTTTTATTAATTTGTTCATCAGTATAACCACTGCGCTGCATAAGTTCACGTACAACTGCTTTTTGATTATTCTCGTCTTCGAGATCAATGTTATCGAGAGTCAAAGCCTCTTGCTGTTTACGATAGAAATCTTCAAACTTACCTCCATTCTTTACGTACTCGTCGAGCGCCTGTATACGATCGTCAGCGTACTCAGGTTTGGAGTTCTCGTTCACTACAGCTTTCATATAATCTGTAAGCTGATCTACTGTAAGAGGTCTATCTTTCTCATCGATCTCATCCATATTCCACCCGAGAGATTCTCCAAGAGCATCAAAGAAAAGACCCACTTGCTGAGCCTCAATGATGTCATCTTGCGTTGGATCGTCATCCTGCTTATTGTTAGGATCTGGATCCGGATTGGGATCTACTGGTGGTTCGGGATTGTCGGTTACCGGAGGTTCCGGACTATCATCCACGTGTGCATTTGGATCCGGTGTATTTGGATCCGGTTTGTTGCCGTCCTCAGGATCTTTCACTGGCGGCTCATTAAGTATCTTTTCACCATCGATTGGATCATCAAATGTATTCAAATCATCAATGTTGGTAACACCTTCCCCCTCTTCAGGGTTAGTAAAGATATTATCAAGAATACCTTCAAATCCGCTCGGAATTGTATTCTTTTTCTTTGCCATATAATTATATGTAAGTTATTTTATTCAGACTTCATTGTCTGTTTAGTTTATTTATAACTTCAATTGCGTAACTTTCCCCATTATCTAAATTCTACCAGAATTCTTGAGGCGCGTAAAACATTTTGCCGTTTAATAATGGTCTTCCGTATAACATATAAGTTAATTTGTTTCAGAGTTTATTCTCTGTATATTTGATTCCAAAATAACTAGGGCTCGCTATCTCACTTATCTAGTGAATAGCATTTGGCACTTTTAGTGATTCTTTAATATTGTTACCATAAACCCTAATAAAATTATCTGTATCTTTATCTGGATATTGATCAACCCAAAATTGTGTATCGGGGAATATATTCTCAATTTCTTTTAATACTCTGGCAATTTCCCCTATACTTCCTTCAGTCTGATTTATCAAATCGTAACTGAGTCTATGGACCTTACCGTCAGAACATAAAATGGCGGTGTGTATTATATATTTATTCATTGTTGTCTTCATGATAACCCATTGATAACCAAGGATATACTTTATATTCACTAAGTACATTTGCAAGTTGTTTAATCAGTGGGGCTACTTTATCGTTTATTACTTTTTCTGGAACATCACCTAAGTCTAAACTTACGACCTGTCCAAGTTCTCCTGGAGCTGCATTCTGTTTATTTGTTGCATGTAGCATTGCTCCGTCATATATTCTCATAATTTGTACAGTTTATTTTGTTATATTAATGATGCCACTTACGAGCGTTTAGAGCAAATATAGCTCTCTTTCTAGTAAGTGGATTGCTACTATGTGCTAACTGCTCTGTTGTTTTACCAGTACGTTTTTTAGTAGCATTGAATTTGCCACGATTGGCTGGATTTATGTGTATAGGAGATTTACCATTTTTATAACCTTGTAATAATTCGTTAGCAGTATCTACAATGTTTCCAGTTTCTGCTGCTAACGCTGTTGCTGCAGCCTTACTCTAATTATAAGTTTTCTTAGCTTCATATAACTATATAGCATCATTTGCTTTTCTAGTTTCACTAAGAGCTTTTACTGTTCTTCTCGCTTTGTTTAGTTTAGCAGCGTTTCTTATATTTTTTAATGTTAATCCGAACGGACCACCAAACCCAGTAAACATTGCAGCATCTCCAATCCCAGATAACATAAGATATCCCAAATTATCTAAAGAAGGTTGTTTATAAAAATCATACGCATCTATTGCTGTACCTACTCCAGGAATTAATGAAGCTCCTCCTTTTAATAAAGCATTACCTACTGTACCATCTTCATATCCTGGCAGCTTTCCATTCTTAAAACCCAAGCGTCGTCCTCCAAATACATTTTTTGATAAATTGTCCATTAGAGCGTCCTATACGTCTTTATCGTTAAACAATATATCTTGAGCAACATTATTTATATTATTAGTTGCTCTACGTGCATATAATCCAGATGTATTAAATGCAGGACTCGTTGGATTATTCCAAGATGATATTGTAGATGGTGCAGGATTGTTTAAAGAATAATCAGAATGTATTACAACGGGAGCTGGTTCAAACTAACTAGCTGCATGAAGTTCAGCAGCTGTAGTTTGACTCGTCGGTTTACCAGAAACCACAGTATATAAATCAGGATTGTTTGCTATATGTGAATCTAAAGCTTTAGCAAACGATTTCATACCAGTTAAATTCCTAGAATAATTTTCAAGACTGTCTTCATAATAACCAAGTCCTTTTAATCCTTTAGCATAGTCTAGAAGAGTATCTGCTGCTATTACATTTTTATAGCGACTGTTCATAAGTCGCACATAATTCTTTGCAAAGTCGGCTTTATCTTTGTATGTAGTATATGTTTTACCATTCCAACCTACTCCACCATAATTATTCTAATTCCTAGCAACACTGCTAGTACCATAATTACTTTCGTATGCAAGTTGCGTGATCATGTTACGATAAGCTTTTTCTGGATTTTTTACTCCTTGTGCTACTATTTGCCCAAAAAGAACAGGACCCATTTCTTCAACAAATCGTTGATATGCTGGAACATCTCCTTCTGTACCGTTCTTATATTCAGGAAGTTTACCGTTCTTAAATCCAGGATAATAGTCTTTGTAATTTGGGCCAAACCATATTGCATCTTGTTCCGAATCCATCGAAACGTAGTCATTATTTTTTATAGCTCTTTTATATGGATCTACATTACCTTTCCATATAGGATGAGTAAAATCAATAAGACCTCCGCCTTTGGCTGTTTGCACATTGGGATAAACTATGTTATCGGCACCAGCAATCTTATGAGTTACTGATTTACCTGATCCTTCCCAATCCCATATTTCCTATCTCCAATTAGATCTTAAACGTTTTGCAAAATCAGCATTAGATTCGTCTACCTTTTGAATAGCTTTAGGCCTACCGTTTTCATATGGCATCTTCCCTTCTTTATAAAGCTAGAAGCGTTTTCTAAATTCAGTTGGATCTTGCATACATTAGTCCTCCATCCATTCTATTGCTAAGAAGATTAGCAATGACGTTGGTAATGAAGTCATCACCTCCGTCATGCTAAACTAATCTTAGTATAAGTTTTAACAATTGATTGTTCTCTCTAGTAAGCTATAGAAGCTCTTGTTCTTCAACGCGTGTCATTTCTATCTAGGTTTTACTATTACTTCAGGGAGATATCCTCCATAATATATGCCAGGATTAGCAGATGAATCTACTCCATAATAGTCGTCTAGATAATATCTGTCGTATATCTAAAATGGAGTTCCACCAATCCATTTTGCTATATTATCGCCAGGAGTTCCGGATATGTCTGTATTATAATCCCAGTCATCATATATAGATATATATTCGCCTTTATTTTTATCTATTCCATTAGAAAAAGTAGCATTTCCTAAGAACGGAATTTTTGCTACAGCATTACCGGCTTTTGTTATCTTTGTAATATTCGAGCTTCCGTTTTTCAATATTCCAGGACGGAGTAATTCCGGACCGACAAATTTACTACCTTCTATACTCCTAATCTTTTTTAATTTTAAATTATTCAAAGTGGGTAAAAGAACATCTTCAAAATATGCAGGAGTTCTCATTTCTTTTACATAGTAGGCGTTCTTGATTTTTCCTTGAGTTGGCGAATATTGAGCAGGTGCCATGGTATTAAATCTCTGAGGAAATCCTAAATAAATATCTTTCGCATCCTCGTGCTACCGCATATACGGTGCGTTTACATAAGCAACGTGTTTCTTATATTCATCAGATCTTCTTCTCTACAAAACCGGAATTTTATCCATTTGCTCTTGATGTTTGACAGCATCTTCGTATGTTGCTTTTGGAAGCATCTTAAGCCTTCTCTCTACAGCATTATCGTCATTAAATAAATATTGCGCAATGCTTTCCAAGATTCCACTATTTCCAGCACCGTCACCGTGAACTCTGTTGTATATTTTTAACGGATCCATAATTAATCCTCTCCGGCTACTTTATTACGAATAGCTGCGCGAGCTTTTACACGCTCACGTTCAAGAGCAGCATCATCTTTTTGCTTCTGCAGCTCCATCTCGTGCTTCATACGCTGCTTTTCGAGATCAATCTTCTTATCTTCTATCTCCTTCTTCTGACGAGCTTCATAACGCTTAGTATACTCATCCGATGCAATCTTACGCTGTGCTGTAGCATCCTTAGCAATCTCCATAGGATCAGGTATACCATTATTATTAGCATCCTTCTCTTCTGTACCACGATATGCACTAATTTCAGCTACTGCAATCTTAGTCTGATTATCCGCATCAATCTTGTAACGTTCAAGCTCCATCTTAGCTTCCTCAAGCATAAGCTCTTGTTCACGCTGTTCATTCTGCATCTGCTGCAGTTGTACAGCTTGCTGTTGTTCAGCTTCTTGAGCTTGCTGTTGCATCTGTTCCTGACGCTCTTGCATTTCCTTAAGTTTCTGCTTAATAATATTGAAGTTATCATTTGTAAGTACTTCAGCTGCCTCAAGTAAGCTAGCACCGTTTTGCATAGCAGGTTGAATAAGCTGCTGTAACTTCTGAATATTCTCCATATCCTTAGAAGTATCGCTTACAAATACATCCATATCTTCATAGTAGAACTTGTCTGTAATATTAAGATATGCACGCTCTCCATTATCGAATATATAGCTAAGCTTCGTCTTACCAGTCTATTGCCAAGCTCCTTGCGCAGTATTAAGCAGCATATTAAGAGCATGACGCTTACATTGGTTATGTGCCCAGAATAAAGGTTCTGTGATATGCGATGACTGTACAACACTACGCTCTACATTACCTACAAGCTCATTAGAACTAATAGCACCTTCACGTTGTTCTGTAATACCAGATATAGTACCAGCCAATTGCTCAATCTTATCCATCAACTGAATATACTCAGCAATTACATTAGACATAGTGAGGTCTAAAGCAGTGATCTGATTAAAAGTAGCAGGTTTACCACCTTCTCTACCAGGAACATTCCAACCTTCTTCATAAGGATTGATAAAGTTTACACCAACACTAGATAGATAGTGCATCCATCTATCAGGAGTGATATTCATAGACTTAGGAATCTATGTAATATCCATGTTTACTACCTTACCTTTATCTCTTGCAATAGCTAATTCAAGTCTATACCAGAGTACAATATACATGTACTGTAATGGTTTTAGAATACTTACAAGTGACCTTGGTCTTGAATTTGTGTTACTGTATATACATCCGCAATATGGTAGTTTCTGTGAGTTTGGATTGTCGATTGACACGTGCTGATATTCAAGAGGCTAGATACCAAAATACAAATCGCTGCCAGCACGATATCCCTCCCAAACTTCTATAATCCAGTCTGGCTCCACAGAAATTTCCATACCTGTTTTCTTGTATGATTCATCTGCTATTTCTACTTGTGCTTGTCCTGACTCATCAAAGTATGTGACATAGTAAATCTTCTTAAATGACTTCCAACAGCAGTGCCATACGTTTATGGCATATCTACTCTTAGATTCAAATTCTGGATTGTCATATATATGCATCTAGATACCACCACCGAAGTTATCTACAGGTCCATGATCTCCCATAGTATTAGAAGAATGTCCTGTAAGCATTTCGTTAA